TTGAATTTTGCTCAAAGGAATCAGCCATGGAAGCCATTGCTGAATGGTTAGATCAGCCTAACGCAAATTGCTGACGCAAAAAAAAAGCGGAACGCAAAATAAAACCTTGACCAAACCAGGAGATTCCTGCTATAATAAATACACATATGCCAAGTTGGAACAAAGGAAAGACGGGACTGGAGGCTGGATGGACGCCGGAGAGGCGCCAGAAGGCATCGGAGAAGCAACGCAAGTGGATCCGCGACAACCCACAACATCAGTTCTGGAAGTTCAACAAGGGCACTTGGAAGACCGGACCCGATCCAGAGGTCCGTAGGCACTACTACAGGTATATGAGGATGAAATGCCAGGCACGATACTGGTGCCAGGAATGGACCATACTGTGGGAAGACTATCTGGATCTACTAAAGAGTTCATCAGGTGACTGGGGTCGGGGCAAGGACTCCATCAATCTGGTGAGGCGTGATCGTTCACAGGGTTGGCACATTGACAATGTGGAACTCATGAACCGCAGTGACGCCATGAAGAGGCCCAGGCTCACGGACAGCCGAGGCAAACCAATCAGGAGGAAGAGACGCAATGGATAATCAGACACACACAAGATTCATCAGTGACTGGATACGGGAGCAGGAGAAGTCACGGATACAGACCGAGCAGGAGAAGAGGGCACGGAACCGACAGGACCAACGGCAGTCGACCAAGAAATACAACACCGAATACAAGCGACATCTCAAGAAAGAGTCCGGGGGGTTGCTGTAATGCAGGTGGCCGTTGAATCAATCGCAGTCATCACCAGCAGGCACGGTGGAGAGGTGATCCGCATAGATGGATTCCACACCGACGAGACTGGCAGACTGGCCAAGGGCTACTGTTTCATAGATCCCAAGAATGACAACTGGCAGGATTGGGTAGAGATGGTGGAGATCATCACACACAATCGTGGCAACCACACCATACTGGACAACGTCCGGATGAAGAAGAGGGACAAGGGACTCTGGAACGCGGACAGCAGGCCCACATATGTGGACACCGTGGCCAAACACAGACCAAAAAGCACCAACAACAATTACTCAACACTGTTTGATCCGGAGGATCCCAGCCAGTGAAACAGATACACGCAGGCATAGAGACCAACGCCTCCACTGATCCGGTGGATTTCATCGCCAAGGCCGGCATAGTGTATCGAAGCATGGAGAGTTTCTACCATCCCATCGAGGGTTGGCGGGTGTCGTTGGATCATGGCATCGTGTGTTGTGACGAGAACAACAAGACGATCACATACTACTCAAAATTATAGGCCCGGATTTAGGTGATGGGACACCTATATAAATATTATTATTAGGAGAAACAATGCCAGCCAAAGCCAAACTGACCACCCGTGAAAGAACCAGTTCGAATGTAAGTTCAGACAACCTAAACAAAGGTTCAGAACTGTCACACGCGGAAGCGGATTCAAATTTCATCAATCTAAGGGACCAAACAATAGCCATATCAGATGGTTCAACATCAACAGACATAGAGGCCGGAGAGACCATAACATTTTCTGGTGCATCAGTGTCAGGCAACACAGTCACTGTCACAGCCGCGGGCGTCACAGGCAGTTCAACCACAACATTCACGAACAAGACATTTGATGCCGATGGCACAGGTAACTCACTTTCAAACATAGATGTGGCCAATCTAAAATCAGGTGTGTTGGACACAGACATAAGTTCAGTCAGTGGTTCAGATGACACACTTGCTTCGGCCAAAGCAATCAAGACATATGTCGATGCCAACTCAAGCAGTGCGATCACCGTGCAGGATGAAGGTTCATCACTGTCAACGGCGGCCACCACAATCAACTTCGTTGGTGCAGGTGTTGCCGCAACAGGCACTGGAGCAACCAAGACCATCACAATAGGTGCGGCAAACGCCAACACCGGTGACTTCGCATTCTCAGGCAACGAAATGTCAACAGGTTCATCCAACGCAGACATGGAACTCAGTGCCAACGGCACCGGTGGTATCTTTATACAACCTCGTGGTGGCATAGCAGATTTCCAAGGTAACCTGTTTGAGAGTGCGTCAACAACACTGTCAAGAGGTGCGGGACTTCCAAACATATTTGGTGTGGCGGACTCACACACCAACGGCACAAGAGGATACAAATACGATTCAATGTATTTCAAACTTACTGGCAGTGACACGTCATCAAGCAACGCAAGATACAGACACGTCAACAACCTAACAGTTGACTACAACGGTCTAGATTCAACCAACACAAGCGGTAGCAGGGGTGCCAGGATGACTCGTGACATATCAACGACCAATTCATCTGCCCACGCGGTCACTGTTGGAAACCATGGTGGTTTCGCCATATGGTCACAGGTAGGTGACGACGAGGGTGGCAACAGCAAAGGTGACATAGCCGTCACAAATACGGGAGGTTTGAGTGTGTCAAACAGTCTAGTGACTGCCAGTGGTCAGACATTGTCCGCCACTACCATGAAAGGTATCACGAACACAGTCCAAAGTTATGGAAGCGGAACAGCCAACATAGCCAACGTCATCGCATACGAAAACGTCCAGAACGGTCAGACGGTGTCCAACGACGTGCAGGGTCTACACATCCAATACACCAACGGCACGGTAGGTAACGATTTCACTGGCATAGACCTCGACACAGCAGGCACAAGCACAACAGGCACGCACTATGAAATCTATCTGAGGAATGACACCAAACACAGTAATCTAAACAACCTTATCGTTGGCGACAATGGCAATGGCACAGACAAGATAATCAAGACTGCCACCAGCGGCGACAACATCACGATCCAGACGCAAGGTGCAGGAAACATAACTTTAGATCCAAGCGGAACTGGAAATATCATCCTAGGTGTTAATGGTTCAACTCCAACTTATGTAAAAGTTGGAAACGGATCAACATATGGAGCCATAACATCAAACGGCGATCATCAACTAGAAGTAAGTGCCAATGGTGGTGGTGCCGCACAGGCAAGGATCACTCTACAAAATGATGCCAATGGTCGTCATGTAGATTTAGATCCAGGCACATCCGGCACAATAAGATTATTTGGCACAATGACAGGCGAGACAGGTAGCACAGCAATGAATTTAGATGGTGTTGCTATATTGGACAACACAATATCAGCAAATGCTTCAAACTCAGATCTAAAATTGGCTCCATCAGGCACAGGCGATATTGACCTAGATGGCACAGCAAGGTTCAACACCAACTACAAGGAAGACATACAGGCACTGACATCAGCGTCATCAATTGCTGTTGACTGTTCATTGGCCAGTGTGTTCACCGTGACTCTGGCACACGCCGCCACTTTCACATTCAACAACCTACCAACCGGAGGCAGTGTGTCAGTGATAATAAGACAGGATGGCTCAGGCGGCAGGACAGGTGCATACACCAATGTTCTTTTCCCAAGCAATCAACACACACTTTCAACAGGTGCCAACGACATAGACATCATATCAATATTCAATGACGGCACCAGCCTTCTGGGAAACATCAGCAAGGACTATTCATAATGCCATTGGGACTCCATAGGCAATCACAACACCAAACGGTCACAGCAGTGACAGAATACGATGTAGATGTTTTGGTAGTAGGTGGCGGTGGTGGTGGAGGCCTAGGACACGCCGGTGGCGGAGGAGGCGGTGGAGGAATCTATCGCACATTCCAAGTCACCACGGATGACAACGGCGATAGTGTGCCAAAACCCGAGTTTGATGTGGGAACCACATACACCATCACGGTGGGAGCAGGTGGCTCCGCGGTCAGTTCCAGTCCTTCAAATGGAAACAGCGGTGGCAGTTCATCTATAACAGGCACAAGTTTCGACACACTACTGGCACCCGGTGGTGGAGGAGGCCTATTCAGCAACAACGCAACCAATCCAGCGCCGCAAATTGGTCCTACCACGGGCGGTGGCAGTGGCAATGGTGCCTCGAGGGCAGGATCGGCCAAGTTCTTCGGCAACGGCGGAGGTGTTGCCAAAGTGTCAGCCAACAGCACATTCCAAAACGGTGGTGGAGGTGGTGGTGCTGGCACAGCCGGCACGGACGGTTCAACAGGAACCGGACCCAATAACGGAGACGGTGGTAGTGGTATATCTAATTCAATAACAGGATCAAGCACCACATATGCTGGTGGTGGCGGTGGTTCAATTTATGTGTCAGGTGGCGGTGATGGCGGATCTGGTGGTGGCGGTGATGCAACATTCGGAACATCAGGCACAGCACAAGATGGTGGCACCAATACAGGAGGTGGAGGTGGCGGAACACTCAACGGCACAGCATCATCTGGTGGATCAGGTGTGGTTATAATAAGATTGGCAACCAGCAATTTCACAAACACAACAACAGGATCACCAACAATAACCACAGATGGAGATTTAACAGTGATCAAATTCACAGGTGATGGATCTTACACGGCGTAAATCAATGACGGCATATTTTATGGCGAATATAAAACAATAAATAATCTTTATTAGGAGATACTAAAAATGGCTTCAAAAGCAAAACTAGTCACAAGGACAGCAACTTCAAGTTCAGTCACATCAGACAACATAGCCAAGGACGCGGCACTCACACACGCGGAACTGGATTCTAACTTAATCAATCTAAGAGATCAATCAATTGGTGTAGTGGCAGACGACTCTGCAACCATTGACATCAAGGCTGGTGACTCATTATACATACAGGGTGGAACAGGAATAACCACTTCAACAAATTCAGATGGCACGGTGACCATCAATAGTTCAGCCAGCGGAGACATCACATCAGTGGTGGCAGGTGCAGGTATGACGGGTGGAGGCACAACAGGAGATGTCACACTCAATGTTATAGCAGGCACAGGTATTGATGTGGCGGCAGATGCTGTATCAGTAGACGTATCAGACTTTTTAACAAATGGTTCAAACAACAGAGTGGTCACGGCCACAGGCACAGATGCTTTAAATGGTGAAGCCAACTTAACATTTGATGGTTCTACACTTGCAGTGACGGGCGCCATCACGGCAACAACTTCAATAGCCAATGACGCGATATCTATAGATGACAATGTAATCAAGACAACAAGATCAAACGACAAACTTTGCATAGAACCAAACGGCACAGGCTACATCCAACTAGGTAATGCTGACATCACAGCATACAACTCAAACGCAAGATGGCAGAACGGTGTTATTAGGATGTATGATCAGGGATCTGAGTTTGACTTCAACGCACAGGATTCAAGTGCAGAGAGAAAATACACAAACGCAACAATAACACAGGTCAAGTCCAACGGCACAGACAGTTCACAGAGCCACAACAGGTGGCGGAACTCATACAACATCTTGAACGTTGACACCAATGGTGCCATAATAAACAACTCAAGACCAGATGTGTTCGCAGGCTTGGTTGGCGAAATGGACATAACCAACACTGCAGGCTCAAGCAACGCAGGTAAGTTGCAGTATGCCACGGCAGGTTTCTTCAATGGATATATTTTTGGAAACCAATCACAATTGGACGTCACTGATTTACTTGGAGTTGAAGCAAGACACTTCGTCGAAGCCGGATCGGGACAAACCATCAACGTCACAAACGCAGTTGGTTATAACTTCAAAGGCACGTCACACGACGGAGCAGGCACAGAGAACACCACAAATGAAATTGCATATAGATACCAAGCAGGGTCGGCCACAAACAAATTTTTAATTGACACGGACACAGACACGGCACAATCAAATGTGGGAACACTATTCAAATACAGAGAGAAACAAAACGCATTGACTTCAAGCGCCACGATAGCGGTAGAATGTTCCTTAGCACCAGTCCACACAGTGACACTGGCACACAGCACAGGATTCACAATCAATGATTTAGGCACAGGTCAAACAGTGACACTGATAATCAGGCAGGATGGCACAGGTTCGAGGACAGCCACATTCACAGGTTCAGACTCAACCGCAGTCAAATTCGCCGGAGGATACACAGCACTCACAACAGCGGCCAGTGCCATTGACGTGGTCACCATCTACAACGACGGAACCAGTTTATTGGGTAATTGTGCCAAAGCATACGCATAACAGGAGAGCATAGATGCCATTAGGTCTAGGAAAAGCAGTTTTTGGACAAACAAAAGTGGCCTCGGCCAGCACAATAGATTTCGTCACAATCAATGGCGGATCAAGTCCAACAAACGACACAACAAACAAGAAGATTGGCGCAGGCTCATTCAACTTCAATGGTTCAAACCAAGGTCTGGAACTAGACTACGACAGGGTCAGGTTGGCAGGCACCAATCCATGGACCTGTGAATTCTGGTTTAGGCAAACCAGCGCCTCTAACTATGCACACATGGCAGGACACTGGACAGGTCCCACAGCAGACAGGAGTTGGTCTTTGGGTGTAAGATCGGGCAATAAATATTTTTTCAACCACACCAACGGTAGCGGGTCAGGCCAAAGCCAACAAGGAAGCAACAACATTAGTCAAAACACATTCCATTACATAAGTGCCTCATACGACGGATCAAATGTCTATATCCATCTAGATGGCACCTTGCAAAACACGATAGGAATATCAGGTGGTTTAAACGCACCTGCGTCAGGCGTCAACTTCACAGTAGGCGTGATGGACAACTACGGTGATGACTTCGTGGGACAGATAGATGCCTTCAGGATGAGCAAGATAGCCAGATACGGCTCCAGCGGTTATACGCCACCATCATCGGCACTGAGTGATGATTCCAACACACTTAACCTGACGCACTTTGATTCAGACCTAACCAATGACGCAACATTCACGGGAAATTATGGAGTATAGAATATGCTAGAAAACATACAAGACATCGACCTTTACACTTGCAAATATTTGATCTGGAAGAACCAGGTCAACAATTTCACAGACGCACAGACATTCGCCAGGAACTATTTCAAAGGTTGTCCTGAGACATACACTGACGCACAGATAGATGCCGCCACAACGGACACCAACACAGACTTCCTGAATTGGTTGATATCTGATCTACAATGTCATCTGACATTGAACGCGGACCTAAAAGCAGATGTCGAAGGCAAACTGGGCGATTAAATAGGAACAAGGAACGGAGTATAACAAATGACAACTTGGCCAAGCGGCAACAAAGGATCCACAGCACACACAGACAGTGACACGGACAAACCGAGACTGGCGAGACCGGAAATAAACAAGAACATCTCCAATGTCAATGACATCATTGATTTCTTCGATGGTGGTTCACCAGCGGATGGAGACATATTCGTCTACAACAGTTCAAACGCCAAATTCGAGAAGAACACTTCAAACACAAAATTCACAAAACTGGTCCAGACTCCAAAGGAGACCATCAACGCGATATCTGCCACTTCAGGTAGTGTCAATGTTGATGCCACGGCGGCACCAGTGCATACAATGACACTGAACGACAGCACCACATACACATTCACCAACATGACAGCAGGCACGTCAACACTGTTGATAATCAAAGTCAATGCCTCTGACAAGACAGCAACATTCACATCGGATGGATCCACATTGGTCAAATTCTCAAACGGTGCGCCAACACTGACAACATCATCATCACAGATAGACATCGTATCAGTGTTCTTTGATGGCACAGACTACATAGGTTCTATCACACAAGGGATAAGATAATGCCTTTCGGTAGCAGGAGGTTCTTCACAGGTAGGACATTCAATCCGGAGGTCACCACAATCACATTTAATTCACCACAGGGTGTTGGTTCAAGCCAACCCAAATTTTTCACATCGGCCTCGGTATCGGGAGACACAGCCGGCAACACAGTCAAAGGCAACGGCACCTACACCGCACTTAACGGTGGCACCGCTGACCTTGAAGGTGGCATGACAGGTGGCGCCAACAACGCAATCGTTGTTCCTCTGACTGAGGGCAGGTCCTACACCATCAGATTAAGGAAGACACTGCTCAACACATTGTCAGGTGGAGGACATCCATCAGCATCATATCCATTCCAGGTTTTCGCACCCAAACTTTCAACCACCAATGCAGATAGCGATCCAGTCAATGTTGTTTCGCAAACTCCATTCATCCAGTTCAGATATGACAGGGTTGCTAATAGCTCAGGTGCCACTGCATTCCAGACCAATTCACAATTCTTTCAATTGACCAATCACGACAGATCGTCTGATGTGATGGCCAGCAACAGTGCACCTTTTCAACATATCTTCCAGTTCAGCACGGTGGATAGCGGCACAGGCGCAGATAAGGCAATGGACAATGACACATTGACACTATCACAGAATTTCGTGGTTGCCTCGGGCGACAATGATACTGCCGCCGGGGGAACAGGTTTCACTGCCAAAGGTCTGGTTCTATCATATGAGATAGATAACAGTGGATCAGGACATAATGGTAATGTGGTGATTGAATTGTTTCAGAGTTAGATTTACGGTTAGCAGTGATATTGTAATAAATATTTAGGTAATAACAAATTACAAAAACAAGGAGAAAACAATTATGTCAGCATCTTCCAATTTCTTGGAAAATAAGTTATTAGATCATGTTTTAAGAGGCGGGTCTTCGGACTACGCAAATCCTGGTAATGTATTTCTTGCTCTATTCAGTGGAACGGCGAGTGATGTGTTGGCGGCTCTTGAAGCAGGAACAAAATCCAAGTCAGGCACAGGCAACTGGGGTCACTATGAGATCAACAACGCAGGTTATTCCAGAGAGCAATTGACTTTCGGAACAGACGCTTCTGGTGGTAGCATATCTACAACAGGAAACGCAACATTCACAACAGCGACAGCAAACTATCAAAATTCAGCAAGTTCTGGATCAACGGTGACTTGTATCGCAGTCATGGATGTGGATTACACAGCAGACGCTTCTTCAGAATCTTTAGGTAATGTATTGTTCTATGGACAACTTGACAATGCCAAAGAGATCTTGAATGGAGACACTTTCCAAGTATCAACAGGAAACTTGACGATCTCCTTAGCATAATAAAGGGGGAGTAGCCTCATGGCTATAAAAGGTCTAGTTGATTTAGAAGCCTTCGTCATAGGCGGCTATGCAACTCCGGAAACATACTATCAGATAAGTTCAGGCGAATTCGTCGAGCACGATTACTCTGCCTTAAATTACACCTTCGAGGCACAGACACTCACGAGCAGTTTCAGTGTATCTTGCGAAGGATCAACAGAAGTCAATAGTGCAATACTAACAAGTTCATTCACGGTATCAGCGGCTGGAGTCAAGTTTGACTTTGGTTCCGCCACAATTACATCATCTAGTTCTGTGTCAGCATTTGGTGGCAGGATCAGAACAGGACAGACCAATCCAAGTGCATCAGCCACGACCACACAGAACGCGGTGGCAACATTCACAGGGTCGTTGTCAGCAGTCAGCAATTTCACAAACAGCACAAACGCCATATACCAAGCATTCAGTGAAAGCCTGACACTCAACGCATTCATTACACAGATCCAACTAGCAGGTAAGTTGATCGAGGCAGGCACCAGCATCACACCAAGGACATCTGAATACACCTGGGCAGACTTCAAAGAAAGCGATGTCATAGACAGGGCATGGACAGACTGGTTCGGTGACAGTTGGGGTGGTGAGAAGAGAATAGTGTTGGTAGGGGCCGCAAGTGTCCTAAAAGCATTAGGTGGATACAGGGCATTCGCATCAGGCAGTATGGCCGCATCAGCCACAGTGCCAGATGTCACCATGAACAGGATTAGAAGTTATTCAGCGAGTCCAACAGCAACAACTTCATCAAGTGTCAATGGCAATGCGACATTTGGTCCAACCAAAGAAGTCACGGCATCGGCAACACAATCAACAGATGGCAAGAGGTTCAGAGGTGTTTCATCAGGCGGCAATCCATTCCAGATGCCAATGGGCACATTCAGTTCTTCTACAAACGGAATATATTTCAGAGCATCAGGCAGTGGCAATCCTGTGGCAGTGGCCACTGTCAGCGGTGTAGGTAGTGTGACCTTTGACCTTGCATATGGTCAAGGCATAACGGCCGCGTTCAGCCAAAGCACAAACGCAAACTTCACGGCACAACTACAACCAACTGAATTATTTGCTCTATACAGCACATTAAGTGAAGGAAGACTGATATCACCAGCAGATCCTTGGAACTGTATAATCGTTCCACAAGAACTTAGAACAATATTAGTGCCGACAGAAACGCGACAGTTCGTGGTTCCAGAAGAAACTCGCTTAAATAAAGTTAACCAGGAGACAAGGATGGCACAAGTTGAACAAGAAACAAGAATTAGGAAAATATTCAAACCTGTTTATACAAACAGATCAAGTGTTCCAAGGGTAAGGAGTGAAACATAATGGCTAACTTAACAGGATTCAAAAAAGATAACACCGGCCTATATATAGAAAAGGCCGCAGGTGCCAACATCAAGTATGGTGTTGATTTTACGGATTACCTAACCACGGGTGATGCCATATCATCGGCGTCTGTTGCCATAGAGACCATATCAGGTGATTCATCACCATTGGCCTTACCAACAAATCCATCAACTGATGTTGTAGTAGCAAACGCACTTGTGAACATTAGACTCAACGGAGGCAGTGCCGGCAACATCTACAATGTTGACGTGACCATAGTGACATCAAACGGTGACACTGACGTCAGGAGATTTAGAATTGCAATAACGGACAAACATCTATAATGGCTGACGCACCTAAACACTACAAACTAGACAGGGACTTGATATTCAAGTTGGCAACCATGCACTGCACACTCAAAGAGATAGCAGACGTGGTAGGCACTTCTGTGACGACACTGGAGAAAAGATATTCAGGCATCATAGACAAAGGCAGATCAGAAGGTAAAAAATCATTGAGAAGAGCACAGATGGAGAAAGCATTACAGGGCGATGTCCGAATGCTGATCTGGATGGGCAAACAATACCTAGATCAAAAAGACACACCAACAGATCAAGAAAATACAGCACCACTTCCTTGGGAAGAATAATTACTACTAATGAAACTATCTGAACCACAACAGGTAGTGGCTAAGGATACAAGCAGATTCAAGGTCTTAGTCACTGGCAGACGATTTGGCAAAACCACACTAGCAATTAGAGAACTATGTTATGTCGCAAGGATACCCGGCAGGGTTTGTTGGTATGTGGCACCATCTTACCGTCAAGCAAAACAAATCGCATGGGTCAAAGTCAAACAAATTTTACAAGACCTTAAATGGATCAAGAAGATCAACGAAGCAGAACTAACAATATTCCTAAAGAACGGATCGAGGATCTGTCTGAGGGGTGCTGACAACCCAGACTCATTGAGGGGTGTTGGTATAGACCTATTGGTGATGGATGAGTGTGCAGATATTTCAGAGAGTGCATTCACCCAAGTCCTTAGGCCCACACTGTCAGACACCAAAGGTAGGGCAGTATTCTGTGGCACACCAAAAGGCATGAACTGGTTCCACGACCTGTATCAGAAGGGACAAGATCAAACAGAACAAGAATGGTCAAGTTGGCTATACACCACACTGCAAGGTGGTTGGGTTGATCAGACCGAGATCGATCAAGCAAAGAAGGATCTCGATGCCAAGACATTCAGACAAGAATACGAAAGCACCTGGGAAACATTTTCAGGCATCATATATTATTCACACAGCATAGAACACAATGTCAAACATTTTGAAGTGCCAAGTGATGTGACAACACTACACATTGGAATGGACTTCAACCTTGATCCAATGAGTGCAGTGGTCACATACATCAAGGACAATATAGTGTATGTTATTGATGAGATAATGATATGGAGTTCAAACACACAAGAGATGGTAGAAGAGATACACAACAGATACAAGAACAAGAAGATAGTGGTGTATCCAGATCCTGCTTCAAGACAGAGAAGGACATCAGCGGGTGGCAAGACCGATCTTTCAATTTTACAGAATGCCGGATTCGTGTGCAAGGTGCCTACCAGACACATGGCGGTCAGAGACAGGATCAATTCAGTGAATTCTAAACTATGTTCGTCAGCAGGCATACGAAGCGTTATCTTCCACCCTCGAACCAAGAATATGTTAAATAGTATTAGCAAACAATGTTATAAAGAAGGAACTTCGTTGCCAGACAAGTCACAAGGATTAGACCATATGAACGACGCATTAGGATATTTGATTTCATTCTTATACCCTGTCACACGAGACTTTACAACAACAGCACCGCAAAGATTTACGGTAAGAACAGGAGCATAACACAATGGCAAACCAAGATTATCTATTAAACCAAAGTCCAGAGGATCAGAATTACCACACAGAAGGACTTCCTGTTCACAGCGAATATTCAGCATACATTCCTAGATGGCAATACTTGATGAGATCATACCTAGGTGGTGTGCAATACAAGATGGGCAAATACCTGACAAGGTATGTGTATGAGACAGAAGGCGATTTCGTAGCAAGACTAAGACAGACACCATTAGACAACCATGTTAAAAGTATTATACACATCTACAACAGTTTCCTATACAGGAACGAGCCAAAGAGAGAACTGGGCAACCTCGCAGGATCGCCTGAGGTAGAGAACTTCTTGAAAGATGCTGACATGGAAGGCAGGAGTTGGCAATCATTCATGCGAGACGTCAACATCACGAGTTCAATCTATGGACACTGTTGCATTTTAATCGATCGTCCAGAGACCACTGTTGGCACAAGGGCAGAAGAACTAGAACAAGGCATCAGACCATATGCCACACTATACACACCAGAAAACATAATAGATTGGCATTGGGATAGACTACCATCAGGCCATTACGAATTACAATATGTCAAATTCCTAGAACAGGACATAAGAACAAACAGGAAGTCAGCGGCTTACCATGTAAGGACTTGGACCAAGGACATGATATATCTTGAATCATATGATTCAAAGAAAGAAAAACCATTAGAACTAGTTGAATCAAAACCAAACCCATTGGGTGTCATACCAGCGGTATGGTGTTATGCAAACAGGTCCCCAATCAGAGGCATAGGAGTTTCAGACATAGGCGACATAGCAGACAACCAAAACTTCTTGTTCTCACTTTATTCAGAAGCAGAACAACTTATTAGATTGACCAACCACCCAACACTGGTCAAAGACAGAGAGACAGAAGCCAGTGCAGGTGCAGGTGCGATCATAACAATGAGTGAC